ACCGGATGGCCGCGCCTTTTCCCTTTATGTGGGCCCCACGTGGGCCCCACACATGTCACTGTCAACCAATCAAATTTTAGCCTGGAACGTTAGATAACTGTCCTGTTGTCTTTATATACTTGGTCCCCAAGTAGTTTGTCTTCCAAAATGTGGGACCCTCTTCTGAATGAATTTCCGGAATCTGTTCACGGATTTCGTTGTATGCTAGCCATAAAATATTTGCAGGCCGTTGAGCAAACATACGAGCCCAATACTTTGGGCCACGATTTAATTAGGGATCTTATTTCTGTTATAAGGGCCCGTGATTATGTCGAAGCGTCCCGGCGATATAATCATTTCCACGCCCGTCTCGAAGGTTCGCCGAAGGCTGAACTTCGACAGCCCATACAGCAGCCGTGCTGCTGTCCCCATTGTCCAAGGCACAAACAAGCGACGGTCATGGACGTACAGGCCCATGTACCGAAAGCCCAGAATATACAGAATGTATCGAAGCCCTGATGTTCCCCGTGGATGTGAAGGCCCATGTAAAGTCCAGTCTTATGAGCAACGGGATGATGTTAAGCATACTGGTATTGTTCGTTGTGTTAGTGATGTTACTCGTGGATCTGGAATTACTCACAGAGTGGGTAAGAGGTTCTGTGTTAAATCGATATATTTTTTAGGTAAAGTCTGGATGGATGAAAATATCAAGAAGCAGAATCACACTAATCAGGTCATGTTCTTCTTGGTCCGTGATAGAAGGCCCTATGGAAGCAGCCCAATGGATTTTGGACAGGTTTTTAATATGTTTGATAATGAGCCCAGTACCGCAACCGTGAAGAATGACTTGCGGGATAGGTTTCAAGTGATGAGGAAATTTCATGCTACAGTTATTGGTGGGCCCTCTGGAATGAAGGAACAGGCATTAGTTAAGAGATTTTTTAGAATTAACAGTCATGTAACTTATAATCATCAGGAGGCAGCCAAGTACGAGAACCATACTGAAAACGCCTTGTTATTGTATATGGCCTGTACTCATGCCTCTAATCCAGTGTATGCAACTATGAAAATACGCATCTATTTCTATGATTCAATATCAAATTAATAAAATTTATATTTGATATCATGACTTTCTGTTACATTTATTGTGTTTTCAAGTACATCATACAATACATGATCAACTGCTCTGATTACATTGTTAATGGAAATTACTCCAAGACTATCTAAATACTTAAGAACTTGATATCTAAATACTCTTAAGAAACGACCAGTCTGAGGCCGTAAGGTCGTCCAGATTCGGAAGTTGAGAAAACATTTGTGAATCCCCAGTACCTTCCTGATATTGTGATTGAATCTTATCTGAATGGAAATGATGTCGTGGCTCATTAGAAATGGCCTCTCGTCGTGGTTGGTGATCTTGAAATACAGGGGATTTTCTATCTCCCATATAAAAACGCCATTCTGGGCTTGATGAGCAGTGATGAGTTCCCCGGTGCGTGAATCCATGATTGATGCAGTTGATGTGGAGGTAATATGAGCATCCGCAGTCGAGGTCTATGCGCTTACGTCTGACTGCCTTAGTCTTCGCTATGCGGTGTTGGATTTTGATTGGCACTTGAGAACAGTGGCTCGTAGAGGGTGACGAAGGTTGCATTCTTGAGAGCCCAATTTTTTAATGATATGTTTTTTTCTTCGTCTAGATATTCCTTATATGATGAGGTAGGTCCTGGATTGCAGAGGAAGATAGTGGGAATACCCCCTTTAATTTGAATGGGCTTCCCGTACTTTGTGTTGCTTTGCCAGTCCCTCTGGGCCCCCATGAATTCCTTGAAGTGCTTTAAATAATGCGGGTCTACGTCATCAATGACGTTGTACCACGCATCAGTACTGTACACCTTTGGACTTAGGTCTAAATGGCCACACAAATAATTATGTGGGCCTAGAGACCTGGCCCACATTGTTTTGCCGGTCCTGCTATCACCCTCGATGATAATACTATTAGGTCTCCATGGCCGCGCAGCGGAAGACATGACGTTCTCGGACACCCAGACTTCAAGTTCCTCAGGAACTTGGTTAAAAGAAGAAGATAAAAAAGGAGAAATATAAGGAGCCGGTGGCTCCTGAAAAATCCTATCTAAATTACATTTTAAATTATGATATTGAAAAATAAAATCTTTTGGGAGTTTTTCCCTTATTATTGATAAAGCCTCTTCCGCCGAACATGCATTTAGGGCCTCTGCTGCTGCATCATTAGCTGTCTGTTGACCTCCTCGAGCAGATCTTCCATCGATCTGAAACTGACCCCAGTCGATGTAATCACCGTTCTTCTCGATGTAGGACTTGACATCGGAGCTGGACTTTGCTCCCTGGAAGTTTGGGTGGAATTGGGAGGAGTTATTAGGGTGAGTGACATCGAAATGTCTGGGGTTTCTGAACTTGGCTTTACCTTTGAACTGGATGAGGGCGTGGATATGCAGAGACCCATCTTGGTGTTTTTCTCGTGACACTCTGATAAATAATTTATCAGATGGGCAATTTATTGACTGAAGAATTTCGAGCATTTGCTCTTTGGGTATTGGGCATTTTGGATAAGTGAGGAAAATATTTTTGGTATTTACACAAAAAGAGTTAATACGAGGCATATTGAATTGGGGACACTCAAAACTCTGAGGAATGGGGGACTCTGGGGACGCATTTATATGAAGTCCCCAAATGGCATGTTCGTAATTACGAAAGAAATTTCAAAATCCTACCGCTCCAAAAAGCGGCCATCCGTATAATATT